GCCGCCCGGCGCGCCGCCCTGGTTCGTCAGGTCAAGCGGGAGGCATCGCGCCGCATCACCGCCATCGCGCCGGTCTGGCAGCAGTTGAATGATATCCGCTTCGCCGCGACGGTCCCCGCGCTCGATCGCATCGGCTCGGCGGCTTCCGCCCGCTTCGACGCGATCGACGCGGTGCGCACCGCCTCCGACGCGATCGAGGCGCAGATCAGCGCCGCCGACGATGCTGCGCTCGCTGCCATCGACATCGCCAACCACCCTGCCTGGCCGAAGGAATAGCCCATGGCGAAGATCACGGCCCTCCCTCTTGCCGATGAAGTCAGCGGCAATGAGCAATTCCCCATGGTCCAGCTGGGCCAGACGGTGCGCGGCGGCGTGCAGCCCGTCGTCCAGAAACTGGCCATCCCCTATGTCGATATGGCCGCCGTCCAGGCCGATCGCTCCGAAGCCGCTGCGCTTGGCCAGATGCTCTACAATCAGGACTATATCTATGAGAGCCTGGAAGAGCTTGAGGACGATACCGACGTTCCGGCGGACGGCTCCAGCGGCGGCTTTGTAGCGACCGAAGATGGCGAGGCCATGCTCGCCGAAAAAGGTCCGGAAGGCGCGACCATCCGCACCCATTTCGCCACGCGCGCGACGCTGCGCCACCACGGCATCAACCTGTGGGAAGTCGTCGGCAAGGCGCGCCTGGGCAGCGACGTTGAAAGCGACTGGGTCGAAACTACCGAAGCCATCAAGCAGGCAATGTGGGATGCCAAGGCCTGGGGCGTAGGCCGCGTCAATTGCGGTGGCCGCGACAAAATCTATGTCTGCGGCGGCCCTTATGAAAATTTCGGCACGTTCAATCTGCGCGAGAAGGGCCAGGCGGATCAAACCCTGCCTTTCCCGCGCGGGCGTATCCCGCTGGTGTCCGGTGTCGAACTGGTCGGCAACAGCCGCGCCTCGCGCGCCAAATTCCTCGCGGCTCCGGGCGATCATAATCCCGGTGGTCTCTTCTACGCCAAATTCTGGGAGGATCTGGAGGGCGGCAATATCAGCGATGTCGGTTTCCGCTGGCTCGATATCGACGGGAATGAAGCCAACCAGACCTATTCCGCCTATGCCGCCAAGACGCCGGACGGGCGCATGTGGATTCAGGGTCACGCCATTTCCGGCGGCGCGGTCCAGCGTCTCATGGCCTATGAATGCCGCATCCATGGCTGGTGGGGCCATGCCCTCTTTGGCTGGAGCGATCTCGACACCGACAAGCTGTCCAATGACTGGGCCGTGATCGGCTGTGACGTCTTCAACAATATGCAGGGCGGCGCGCAGATCGCGATGTCCCGCTTCTACAGCGAACGCAATCGCTGGCACGGCAATGGCGGATGGACTGCCCTTGGCCCAAATATCGAGGTGCATAGCGAGGCCGAAGAATTTTACGACATCGTCTCGATCAATGATATTTTCGACGGCCGCGACGGCCTGTCCACGACGATCGCGACCACCAACTGGGCCAACACGCTTGGCGACTTCACCGGCTATGATACCGACAGCCCGGAGGCCGCCGCTGCGCAGCGCCATTTTCGCCGCGGCTTCGTGACCTCGGGCAACTGGTATGGCCGGCCCGCAGGCGATGTCTTCGCGCGCCAGCGCGGTCGCATCTCGGTGATCCATCCCAAGGTCTGGCAATCCAGCATCGTGATCACCGGCACCGATCGTGTCGTCATCGACAGCCCGATCATCGAGAGCGGCTATGAGGATGTCAGCAAGCACTGGCCGATGGTCCCTGAGGCTATCCGCGTGACGCCGGCAGATGGCGGCCTGGCTGTCACCGGGTTCGACCAGGTCACGGTGCGTGGCGCGATGATCAACCGCGACATGGACGGGCCGGGCATCCTGATCACCGGCTTCAAGAAAGCGGACATCAGCGGCCAGATCACTGGCGGCCGCGATGCCGGTGTGCGCATGGAGGCCTGCGGCGGCCGCGTCGCGGTTGATGTCGAGAATGTCGGCACCATCGTTGAGGGCGCGCCTGAACATTCCTGCGCCGTTGCCGTGTTCGGCCAGCGCGGCCCGCTGCTGATCGACGTGCAGGCGATCGAAAGCCGAGCCATTCCGGACGCAGGCGAACCCGATCTGCGCACCATGACCCATGCCGTCTACGTCAATACCGGCGTCGGCTATCCGGTGCGCGTCAGCGGCTCGGCCACAGGCATGCTGGAGGGCAAATGGGTCAATGTCGGCAACAACGCGATCGACGCGGGCCTGATCGACCAGGCCGAACGCCGCCTTGAAACCAACATCCCGATGCTGGCCGGTGGCGGCTTTGAAAGCCTTGGCAACCCCACCTTCCGCAGCGAGGCCGGCGAAATCAACGTCAACCTGGTCGCGCCGGGTGACCGCAAGATCAACTTCCTCAATGAGGACGGACTTCAGGCCCAGATCCACCAGCTGGCCAATGGCGATCTGCAGTTCAACACGCACAATAACGGCGTGGGCGTCGGCACGCCCCTGGTCATCGCCAATGACGGCCATCTGGTCGCCAATATCGGCATGGCCACCCCGCTGGAAATTCGCCCCGTCGTGGGCGGCGGCACCATCGCATGGCTCTGGTCAGCCGATGACGGCGTGCTGCGCATCTCTCCCACCCGCCCGACGTCCGAAGAACTGGGCGCGGCGGTCGGCGACCAAACGGACGGAGCATAATCCATGGCCATCAAGACGTCTCAGAAGCTCGGCGCCGAAGTGCAGGCCGATGTTCTCACTCGCCTCGCCGGTGGAGATGCAACTATCTCTGCCGATGCAATCGCGGATGGCGAAACCAATGTCAGCATGACGGCGGAGGAGCGGAGAACCGTCGAACGAGTGGGCGATGCAGTCGCAACCTCCCCGACCGCTTCGCCCTATGCGTACACAGTGCAGGACGAGGATGGTAACATCGTCCTCGCGATCGAGCGCAACGGTGATTTCGTAAATGTGCTTGGCGTCATCATGCGTTATCTGGGCGACAATTCGGCGCGTATGGGATCGCGGGGTGCTGTAGAGTTTATTGACCTTTTGCCCGGCCATGTCCGGATTGGCGGCCAGAAGGTCAAAACCAGCCGATCCGGCACATTGCGCCAGATCGCGGACGAAACCGGCGAAGTCGCTGAGCGCGTTTATGCGACCGACGAGGGGCTGACCCATCGCACTGCTGGATGGCGCCTGCGCCATAGCCCTGACGGAACGGTCACCCTCGCTCTGCACGATGGGACGCCGGTCATCACCGCCGTTCCGGGTCATGACATTGTCTTCCATGGTGGCGCATCTGGCGGCGGCGGTAGCAGCGCCGCACCGGGTACAGACCGGACCCGTGCCCTCCTGGCTGGATCGTCCACCATCCAGCGCATGCATAGCGCTCTGGCCGCGATGTTTACGGCGTTCGGGGCGAGCGACATCCACCTGGGCGGGGACGGCGGCGCGCAAATGGAGCATCTGGCTGCACAGCTGGGTGCGATACCGGCACTGGTCACTGTGACCGGCGGTCAGATACCCGCAACCACAGCATCGTTTCCAGTGACCGTGTCGAACATGCCGATCGACAATGACATGGACGCTTTTTCTGGTTGGCTTGAAGGCGTCCAATGTCGCATCACCTGTAGCAGCGGCGCTTTCGCCCTCGCTCGCAAGGTGGCTGGTAGCACGATCCCGCTCACTGGCGAACACTCTCTGATCCCATTGATTTCAGACGCTTACCGCTATGCGCCGTGGATCATAAACGTCGGTAAAAACTCCTTTGGGTCCGGCAAGACCGCCCAACAGGTCTTCGATGTCACCAAAGCGATCTACGAACACAACATCTCGACTGGCCGATTGGTCATCGTCATGGGCCATTACGTAAATCAGGGTGGCGCGAACAAGGCGGCGATCGACGCCTATAATGCGATGTGCGCCAGCTATTTCGGCCCGAAATTCTATGACCTCGCGGCCTATGTCTATGGCTCGCAAATCTGGACCGACACGGGGCTGACGCCCACTAGCACCGATCTTGCGTCGCAGGCGGCAGGCCAGCTTGCACCGGGCCTCGCGGCGGACACGCAACATCTGCTCATCGCTGTAAGCGATATCGTCGTGTCGCATCAGATTACCCCCCTCATCACCAGCCTGGGCTGGTATAGCTAAGGAGCCGAAATCGTGGTTGATATCATTGTTCAGGGCGATTTCGCCGCCGTATCTCAGGGCCTCGTTCTCCCGACCGACAATGCGATGCTCTTCGCGCGCTTTGGCGGGACGCTGGAGGCAGGCCTCGTCAATTATGCAGATGAGGGCGCGCCGTTGACCGAGGTCGGCGATGTTACGGTGACGGCGGGATATATTACCGCCGACAGCGCGGGGAACCGCCTGTCTTCGCCGCTGCATGAGGCCGAAACGATGACGATCATCGCGGTGGCCCGCGCGCCGATCGCTACCGGCGCATCACGTATCGTTTCGTCAAACCCCGGCAGCGACAGCGGCGTTACATTTTATCTCACCCAGACCACCATCGTCATGGCAGCTACCTATGCGGACGCGCCCACGACACTGGTAAGTGCGTCCGTGGGGATCGGAACCAATGATGACTGGTCGCTGTTCGTAGGCGAGGTTGAGGCTGGCGTCGGGCTGCGGGTCCGTGACGAACATGACAATGTGAGCGGTGCCACCGCAAAGACCACGGCGCGCGCGATGAACACAACCACGACTTTGCAGATCGGCGGGCGGCCCAATTCGACCAACTCTGGCAGCGAGGTCGATATTGCGGCCGTGGCGGTCATCCCTGCGATCCTGTCGGCCGAAGAGCGGGCCGCCTGGCTGACCTTCATGCGCGCACAGGCTGCGCGGCGCGGGATAATCGTCTGATCTCTGAGCAGCCAGCAATCGCCAGATAAGTAGAATGGTTGCGAGAAGGAAGAAGAAATCCCCGACGCCCAGACCGGTCCCCAGGTCCGGACGTCGGAGAAATTCCCGGAAGCATGTCGAGTACGCCGGGAAAGCCATCGGGTCGCATGATGACGCGCGTTGTGTCGCAATCTCCGAAACGATTCGCAACTAAATTGCTCAGAAATTCGCATTATTATATTAAATAGATAATCCTAGCGTCCCCAAAGCACTAGGGCAGGCGCCGGGATCGATTGACCCCAGGGCATGCTTGGGGAAGCACATCCGCCCTGGGGTCGAAAGGCACGGCAGGTCGCATACCGCTCCGGGCCTTCTGACGCCGCTCATAGCATGAATTTGCGATGGGACCGCACCGCTGGAAACCAGCTAGTGCAGATCGCCCTTGAACAGGCCGGGGCCAGCGCGAAACCGCCTCTGAATATCGTCAAGTCGCGCCTCATGCTCGACTGTCAGATCAGCATGCCTTTCGTTTAGATGCGCAAAGAGCGCCTGCAGTGCTCCCACGGCGGCATCTTCATCGACGATGGGCGCGCAGAACCTTCGCTCTACCTCGTCAATCAGCTGATCGATGCGACTCGCCGTCATGGCCACAGGCTATCAGCGCGACCGCTGCCGACAAGCGCGATCATGCACAGGCGGTAGCATCGGCTACTACCCGGCCGTGCCCTGGACGCGCAATGATCGGGCCAGATAGCAGTGGGAGCCCAAGCAAATGGAGGCTCCATGACCATCCCCTTTTCGAAATCGCACATGTTGGCAAAGGCTGCGGCCATTGCACATCGCCACGGACAGGCAAAACTGCTCCTGTGCGGACAGCTGCTCACCATCAGCAGCCTGCGGGTCATCAATCCGACAGGCACGGTCGAGGCAAGGATGGCCGATGGCGGCACCCTGATCTTTGATGCGAATGATCCATTTGCGATCATCGCCGCTGGTGACACGCCAACCCCGGCATATGGAGAGGCAGCCTCTCCATATGCCCGCCAGCGCCACAGCCGAAACTGCGCGTCATGGTCGCCGCCATGGCGCGTTATTCCGACCCCGAAGCTGCAGCCGGCGAAGTGCTTCGCCTGGGCACGATCGCATCGCTCGATCTGGCCAACGCGACCTGCACCGCGCAGAGCGGCGACATCGTCACCGGCGATGTCCCATGGATCGCACAGCGCGCCGGCAATGTCCGCGCCTGGTGCCCGCCCAGTGTCGGCGAACAATGCCTGATCCTCGCGCCGGAAGGCGATCTGGCGGCAGCGCTGGTCATCGTCGGTCTCTATTCTGACGCCTGCCCGCCACCGTCCAGCGACCCTAATGTCAGCCTGATCAAATATCCCGACGGCGCGATCATCGCCTATGACCACGCGGCCCATGAACTGACCGTCACGCTACCCGCCGGTGGCGCCGCCACGATCGAGGCGCCCGGCGGCGTGACGATCATCGGTGATACCGGCATCGTCGGTGATACCCATATTGCAGGCAACCTCAATGTCAGTGGCACGATCACCGCAAACGAAGACGTGATCGGCGGCGGCATCAGCCTCAAGAATCACAAGCATGGCCAGGTGCAGGCCGGCAGCGCCCAGTCCGGAGCGCCTGTCTGATGGCGGGCATGGATCGCACTACCGGCGCTACGCTCGTCGGCATTGAGCATATCGCCCAGTCCATGGCCGATATCATCGGCACGCCCATCGGATCGCTGGTCGGTCGCCGTGAATATGGCTCGCTGGTCCCCGACCTTGTCGACCAGCCCATGACCGGCGCCAACATCCTGCGCATCTTCGCCGCGTCCGCCCTGGCCCTGTCGCGCTGGGAAGATCGCATCCGCCTGCGCCGGCTGCAGCTGGTCCCCGGCGACCGGCCCGGCGCCGCCTCTCTGTCGATCGAGGCCGAACGCAAGGGCGACATCGCCACCGCCAGCCTCTCCCGCATCCTCCTGCCCCTCATCCGCTGAAGAAAGGTCCATCCATGGCCACCACTGCATTCAAGCATGGCATCACCGTCACCGAAGTTGCCACCGGCGCGCGCACCCTGACGGCGGTCAGCACCGCCATCATCGGCTTGGTCGGCACCGCGCCCGATGCCGATCCCGCCGCCTACCCCCTCAACAAGCCGATCCTGATCAGTGACATCGAAGCTGCGATCGGCGACATTGGCGCGGAAGGCACGCTGGCTCGCTCGCTGCGCGCCATTGCCGACATCACCCGGCCCATCATCGTCCTGATCCGCGTCGAGGAAGGCGAGGATGCGGCCGAAACCGCCAGCAATGTGATCGGCACCGTCACGGCCGAAGGCGTCCGCACCGGTATGCAGGCCCTGCTGTCGGCATCGGCCGACGTCGGCGTGATCCCGCGCATCCTGGGCACGCCGGGCTTGGAGACGCAGGCGGTTACCACCGCGCTCGCCGTGGTGGCCAAGAAGCTGCGCGCCTTCGCCTATGCCCGCGCGATCGGCGCGACGGTCGCGGCCGCCACCCTCTACCGCGCCAATTTCAGCCAGCGCGAGCTGATGCTGCTGATGCCCGACTTCATTGCCTGGGATACCGATGCCAGCGCCAATGTCACCAGCTTCGCGGCCGCACACGCCATGGGCCTGCGCGCTTATATCGACGAACAGACCGGGCCGCAGAAGACGCTGTCCAATGTCGCGGTCGATGGCGTCGTCGGCCTGTCGCAGCCGATGCACTGGGATATCGAGGATCAGGACACCGATGCCGGCCTGCTCAATGCAGCCCAGATCACGGCGCTGATCCGCAAGAGCAGCGGTTTCTATTTCTGGGGCAACCGCACCTGTTCCGACGATCCCCAGTTCGTCTTCGAAAGCGGCGTGCGCGTCGCCCAGCTGCTGGCCGACACGGTCGCCAAGGGCATGGACTGGGCAATGGACAAGCCGCTGACCCCCAGCCTGGCCAAGGACATCATCGAAACCATCAACGGCCTGGGGCGCAATCTCAAGGCCGCCGGCGTCGTGCTGGGGTTTGAGGCCTGGTATGACGAAACCGCCAATCCGGTGGACAGCCTCAAGGCCGGCAAGCTGGTGATCCGCTACAAATACACGGTTCCGCCGCCGCTTGAGGATCTCGGTTTCTATCAGGAAATCACGGACGAATATTTCGCCGACTTCGCCGCCCAGCTGACTGAGGCCGGCTGACGCCCGCGCGCGCCCTTCTCTCCCTCTCGATCAAAGGAAAATCGCCATGGGCATGGCCCGCACCCTCAAGGACATGATGCTCTTCAACGAAGGCCTCGCCTATATTGGCGAGTGCAAGACCGTCACCCTGCCGCCGCTGACCCGCAAGATGGAGGAATGGCGCGGCGGTGGCATGGGCGGCGTCGCCGAAATGGACATGGGGCTGGAGGCGATGGAGATGACTTCCACCTTCGGCGGCCCGATGCGCGACATCCTGCGCCAGTTCGGCATCACCACCGTCAACGGCGTCTATCTCCGCTTTGCCGGCGCCTATCAGGATGACGACACCGGCGCGGTCGACAGTGTCGAAGTGATCGTGCGCGGCCGTCACAAGGAAATCGAGTTCGGCGACCAAGAAGTCGGCGAGGCCGGGGAATTCTCCGTCACCTCGGGCCTGGTCTATTACAAGCTGGTCTGGAACGGCCGCACCGAAATCGAAATCGACGTCCTAGCCGGCATCGAGATTGTCGATGGCGTCGATCGCCGCGCCGCCATCCGCAACGCCATCGGCATCTTCTGATCCCCCGGCCCGGCCGCGCGCCGGGCCGCCCTTCCCCTCGCACATAGGTTATCGCCATGAACGACAACGACACCGGCCCCATTTTCCGCACCGTCACGCTCGACACGCCCATTATCAAGGGCGAAACCACGATCGACACGCTGCAGCTGCGCAAGCCCCGCTCGGGCGAACTGCGCGGCCTTACCCTGGTCGATCTGGGCCAGCTCAAGGTCGATGCCCTGATCAAGATCGTGCCGCGCATCGCCGTGCCGACCATCACCGAAGTCGATGTGTCCAATCTCGACACCGCTGACCTGCTCGCCATCGGCACGGAAATCGGCGGTTTTTTGCTGCAGAAGTCGCATCGTGCGGATGCCCGCGCTCAGTAGATGACGCGATGGCGGATGTGGCGATCATCTTCCATTGGTCGCCCGACGTCATGGACCCGATGACGCTGCCCGAATTGATGGGCTGGCGCGAACAGGCTGCGAAACGGGCCAAGCCGCCCGAAACCGGGAAAAAGAAGAATGGCCGACCGTAATCTGCGCATGCAGCTGATCCTTGAGGGGCTGGACCGCGTCACCGCGCCCCTCAAGTCCATCACCAACGCGTCATCGGGCGCCCGCCGCGACCTGGCCGAAACCCAGAAGCAGCTGAAGGCGCTCGACGCCCTGCAGAAACAGGTGGGCGGCTACAAGGCGGCAGAAGGGCGCTTCGCATCCGATCATCAGCAGCTGCAGCAGACACAGGCCCGCGTCGCGCAGCTGCGCCACGAACTGGAGGCGACGGAGGCCCCCACCAAGAAGCTGCGCACCGAATTTGAAAAGGCGCAGCGCCAGGCGAGCACGCTGACCGACCGGGTCGATGCCGGCGGCAAGGAATTGCAGCAGCTGCAGCGCCAGCTGGAGGCTGCCGGCATCGATGTCGCTGACCTTGCCGCTCATGAGGATCGGCTGTCGAGCCGGGTCTATGATGCGAACAAGGCCCTCAAGCAGCAGACCGCGACCGTCGAAAAGCTGCACCAGGCCAACCGCAATACGCAAAAGCTGAACGACATCAGTGCGAAAGCGACCGGTGCGGGCCTGGGCATGATCGCCGCCGGCACCGCCGCCGGCCTGCCCGTCGTCGCGGCGACCAAGCAGGCGATGACGCTGGAAAGCGCGATGGCCGATGTGTCCAAGGTCACCAACATGACCCGGCCACAGATCGAGCAGATGTCCACCGACTTCCTCGACATGAGCGAGACGATCCCGGTGCCGGCCGAAGGCCTGGCCCAGATCGCGGCCGCCGCCGGCGCCGCCGGTGTCGGCATGGACAAGATGGGCCGGCCCATGGCCGACCAGCGCCAGCAGCTGCAGGAATTCACCGCCGACGCGGCGAAGATGGGCGTGGCCTTCGACATGACCGCCGATGTCGCGGGCGAAACCATGGCCAAATGGCGCACCGCCTTCGAACTGCCCCAGGATGGTGTTCGCGCGCTGGGCGACCGCGTCAACGCGTTGACCAACACCTTCGGCGGCAAGGCGGCGAATGTCACCGACATCATCACCCGCATCGGGCCGCTAGGGAAGGTCGCGGGCCTCGCCGCGCCTCAGATCGCGGCGCTCGGCTCCACGCTCGATTCGATCGGTGTGCCCAGCGAGGTCGCTGCCACCGGCATCAAGAACACGATGCTGGCCTTGACCAAGGGCGAAGCGGCCACCAAAAGTCAGCAGGGCGCGTTCAAGGCGCTGGGCCTGTCGGCCACCGATGTCGCCAAGCGCATGCAGACCGATGCAGCCGGCGCGATCGTCGATGTCATGTCCCGCATCGGCAAGCTGGATGCCGATCAGCAGTCGGGCCTGCTCACCCAGCTTTTCGGCTCGGAAAGCGTCGCCGCCATCGCGCCGATGCTGACCAATCTCGACGGTCTCAAGAACCGCCTGGCGCTGGTCGGCGATGAAAGCCGCTATGCCGGATCGATGCAGGCGGAATTCCTCAACCGCATCGGCACAACGGAGGGCGCGACCGGCCTCGCCACAAACGCCCTGTCGGGCCTTAACATCACCATGGGCAAGGCATTGCTGCCGACCGTCGTGAAGCTGGCGAAGCTTGTTCAATGGGCCGCCAGCGGCCTGCGCCACTGGGCACAGGAACATCCCGGCATCACCAAGGCGCTGATGATGTTCATGGGCATTGGATCGGGGCTGCTGATCGTGTTGGGTGGCCTCGGGCTGGCGTTTGCCGCCCTGAGCGCTGCCGCCGCGCCGCTCGGCATTGCCCTGGGGCCGCTGCTGCTGATCGTGGCGGCCATCGCCGCACTCGCCGCCCTGGTCTATGTCATCTATGACAATTGGGGCGCGATCGTGGGCTGGCTTGCGAACCTGTGGGAGACGATCCGCAGCAACACGGTCGCCGCGATCGGCGCCCTGGTCGATATCTTCCTGGGCTTCACCCCGCTCGGCCTGATGATCCGCGCCTTCATGCCGATGCTATCCTACCTGCGCTCGCTCGATTTCGCGGCGATCGGCCGCTATCTGATCGATGGGCTGATCGGCGGCATCACCAGCAGACTATCGGCGCTCAAATCCACCGTCATCAACGCGGCATCATCGGTGTCGAACTGGTTCAAGGAAAAGATGGGCATTCACAGCCCGTCGCGCCTGTTCGCTTCCTATGGTGACTTCATGATGCAGGGGCTGGAAGGCGGCATCATCGGCGGCCAGGCCGGCCCGCTGGGGCGCATCAAGACGATCGCCGGCGACATCACCCGCGCGCTGGCTGTTGGCGCTGCTGTGCCCTCTATCGCGGCGGCTGCCACGCCGGGCAGTGCCCAGGCGGGCGGCGGCCTTCCGGCTAGCCATGTCACCTATGCCATCACCGTGCAGGTGTCTGGCGGCGCGCAGGCGCAGGACATTGCCGACAAGGTGCGCGAGGCGATCGAGCAGATCGAGCGCGAACGGCGCGGCCGCGGCTTTGGCGACGAAGGGGATTATTGATGTTGATGGCCCTGGGCATGTTCATTTTCGACCTGCCGACCCTCGCCCATGACGAACTGCAGCGCCGCGCATCCTGGCGCCACGCCCGCAGCCCCCGTGTCGGCGCCCGCGACGCCACCCAGTTCGTTGGGCCGGGCGAAGAAACCATCAATCTGACAGGCGCGGTCTATGCCGAAATCACCGATGGCCGCGTGTCGATCGACGATCTGCGCACCATGGCGGCATCGGGCGAGGCCTGGCCGCTGCTCGACGGCACCGGCACCGTGTTCGGCGATTTCGTTATCGAGGCGATCGACGAACGTCATGCCTATCTGATGACCGATGGCCGCGCCCAGCGCATCGACTTCGTCATCGACCTCCTGCGCGTGGCGGAAAAGGACGAGGCGGCATGACGGATCGCATCGCCAATATCCCTGACTTTCGTGTCACGCTGGGCGATACCGACCTGACCGGCAGGATGCGCCCGCGCCTGGTGTCGCTCACCCTGTCGGAAAAGCGCGGGGACGAAGCGGACCAACTCGATATCGTGCTGGACGACAGCGACGGCGGCCTGGCCATCCCGCCCGAAGGGGCAACGCTGCGCCTCGCCCTGGGCTGGAAACAGGGGCGCGATGTGGCGCTGGGCCTGATCGATAAGGGCACGTTCAAGGTCGATGATGTCAGCCATAGCGGGCCGCCCGATCAGGTCCGCATTCGCGCCCGCGCCGCCGACTTCACCAGTGACATTCGCAACCGCCGGGAACAGAGCTGGCAGAATACCACTCTGGGCGCGCTGTTGACGGAGGTTGCCGGGCGCAATGGCCTCGCGCCGCGCATAGCCGCCGATCTGGCGTCGATCGCGCTGCCGACCATCAGTCAGAGCCGGCAAAGCGATATCGCGTTCCTGCGCCGTCTGGGGCGCGAAAACGACGCCGTTGCGACCATCAAGGACGGCAAGCTGATCTTCGCGCGCAAGGGCGCCGGCACCACCACCAGCGGCACCGCATTGCCCACCCTGACCATCCGTCGCAGCGCCGGCGACGGCCACAATTGGCAGCGGCAGAAGCGCGATGGCCAGGCCGGCGTGACGGCCAGCTGGCACGATCGCAAGGCGGCGAAGCGCCAGACGGTGACCGTGGGCGAAAAGGACGGCGCCAAGCGGCTGCGCAAGACCTTCGCGGATGAAGGGTCGGCGCGTCGCGCCGCGACCGCAGAACAGGCACGGTTGAAGCGCGCGCCGGCCACGCTCGACATGCGGCTGGCCCTCGGCCGCGCCGATATCTACGTCGATTTGCGCGCGGCCGTGACCGGCATCAAGGCGGGGATTGATGGCACCTGGCTGATCAGCGAAGTCATCCACAACCTCGACAATGGCGGCGGGTTCACGACTAATGTGAAGATGGAGAACGCCCCTTAGTCCAACGTTCCGGACAGGCGGCTAATGTTTTCAGTTGCCACCATCTCACGCCTTTGATTCAAGAGCGGAACGGCGTAGAGGCGCGCCCATTCTCAGGGAACAATCATGGCCGAAAACTCACCCATCGAATGGACCGACGCGACTTGGAACCCTGTCGCTGGCTGCAGCATTGCATCGGCGGGCTGCACGAACTGCTATGCTATGAGAATGGCAGCGCGGCTCGATGCGATGGGCGTTGAGAAGTATAAGGGCCTCACGCGAAAATCTGGCGGGCGGGCGAAATGGACAGGCGCGGTGCGCTGTGACGAGGCAACGTTGCTCGTCCCGCACAAATGGCGGAACCCCCGCAAGGTGTTCGTCAATTCCATGTCTGACATGTTTCACCCGGACGTCCCGGTGGAGTTCATAAGGCGGGTGTGGGACGTGATGGCAGCAACACCCCGCCATGATTATCAGCTTCTGACAAAGCGTCCCGATCGCATGCGAGACGTGTTGTCCAAACATGGCTTCAAGATTCTGCCCAATGTCTGGCTGGGCACCAGCGTCGAAGGACCGGATGTTGTAGACCGAATCGATCATCTGCGCAGAACACCTGCTGCTATCAGGTTCATCTCCTTTGAGCCTCTCATCGGACCTATCACCAACGCTAATATGGAGGGCATTGCTTGGGCGATCGTCGGCGGAGAATCTGGACCCGCCGCTAGGTCGATGCAGGAAGAATGGGTTTGGGCGATCGAACGGCTTTGTCGCCGCTACGACACAGCATTTTTCTTCAAGCAGTGGGGAGGCGTTAACAAGAAGGCTACCGGGCGTCTTCTTGGTGGACGGACCTACGACGAGATGCCGGTGTATATTTCCGGATGACGTGCTCAACGCCTCTCTTGATCAGCGATATGGCGTATCGATTGTTTGAGAGGCAATAAAGTTCGAAATAGTCATGCCCGTTGACAATGAGCGGCAGCGGATCGGACACATAGCAAAATAGCTTACCCAACCGCTTTCTGGCGAAGGCCGCTATGTCCTCAGGCGTCGCATGCCGACCTTTGCTCATGACAGGCTCACTTTCGAAGAGCGATGCCTGCGCCGGTTTTGCACTGTAGAACTCACCCTCCCAGTCGTCGCTCCCGAAGATCCGCGCGAGGGCACGGCGCTTTCCTTCATCAATTCCGCTTATGTCATTGGCAAGCTGGTGGATCACAGCGGCACGTGGAAACAAATACCACACGTCCACCTTTTCGGTAGCGGCGAGCACCTCTAGCGTCTCCCAATCCACGCTCATGCCGTAGGGATCGAGAAACACGACGGCCCGTTGACGCCCAGAGGTTGCGCCGCCCGACCACGGTTGCTGATTGAACAGCGCCCGAAGCTCAGTGTTCGCCTCGCCCTGTCGAACCTGAATGTCGTGCGGCCATTCGTCTTTGAGTTTTTCGAGCTGGCGCGCCCGCCCACGATGCTGCTCAGCGAACCAGTAGTGCGAAAACGGCGGATTGATCTTCAACGCCTTTCTAGCGCTTCCGTCGAAGATACGTTCAACATGCTCAATCGGGCTGTTCTCAAATATGTCGCCTTGCTTTAGCTCGGCATGCCGATCCCCCGTGCCCGCGAATGCATCGATATACCAAGTCTCGAAGCCCTTATTTTTCAAGGCATTTTGATAGAACCAAAGATAGTCGTTCAGCGCCTTTAGCTTAATCTCGGTCCAAACGCCGCCGAAGCGGTGAGCAACTCTTTTTCCGGCCATTATCGCGTGCCCTCATCACAAGCGATCAGTGCTTAGCCCAGCAAAGAAGCTTTCTGCTGATCAAATTCAGCCCGCGTAAGCAATCCGCGATCGAGAAGATCCGCCAGCTTCGCTAGCTCGTCCGCATTGGACGTTGGCGATGCTACGGATATTGGCAGCCTCGCGCGCTTGATACCAGCTTCGACCATTGAACGCAGCCGTTCGAAGTCTGCATTCTGCCTTTTGTTTTTAAAAAGGATGCTGTTTTCATCCTTCGTCGCGGCCATCAGTCCACCCCGGCTCTCATTCCCGCCCAATATCGAAAATTGGATGTAGCCCGATGTCATCAGACCGGCAGCTTTGAATTGGACAGCCGCGATACTTGCAAAGGGAATGCTCTTCGCGCCTTTCATGCCATGTAGACTGAATGACAGGAGCCCTTTCCGCCGTATGATGATGCCGTCATCGCTCACCTCGACTGATGCGCCATAGCCCTCGATTATTTCAGACATCATTCCCCCTATTGAAATAGCTCGATATTTCCAGATTGCATATAGCACTGGCCGTGATCTGAATCACACTATGTTCAAATATTTCGCACGTCACACCGCCTCATTCCGGCACAGAAACAGGAAAATTCCTGTCAGCACATTTACCGCTTTCCTACCCGGTCGCGCTTAGACAGAATAAGAACAAAGAGGGAACATTAAGGCGGTGGAGTTGAGCGGGCAGGCCATGAGATTGACGCCGGGATGTGATGATCATTGCGAATCATGCACCGTCAGATGCGCGACGGTGGCAGCGATCCGCGATGATCTGTGGCGTGAGATTGAACAGCTTCACCGCCTCCAAGCGATGCGACCGTCGCTTGATCGAGCGAGAGAGGCCCGCACGCTGCAAGACCAGTTGGCAGCCGTCGAGCAAGAATGGCGGCGGCTTCGTCCTTCGTCGCGCCTTCGGGAACCAGAACGAGCAAACTGCGGAACATATCGCGCAGGGCGACTTCACTAGGCAGGATCACGGGCAAGGTGATGCTGACGAAGGCAGGCCGTTGCGCTTCAATCTCGCGGGCTTCGGGTTCAGCTTCTTCGCCATTCAAGCCCGCCAGCTTCATAACCTCAGCGGGATCGACCTTATGCTGCGCCAAAACCGCCGCTACGCGTCGAGCAAAATCCAGCGGAAGCAGCGGCTTTTTATAACGGGACGACTCATAAGCGGAATAAGTGCCCAACGGCATATCGAGGGCGGAAGCCATGCCCCGCACAGACAATTTGGGCGAGGCAGATGCCCGCAAATCCCGCAATTTCGTGTTCACGCTAGTCATACACCGACCATGCGAAATTTTCGCACAGTTTTGGTTTGTAATTTACGGTTGACATTTGTCCGATATTTTCGGACACACTGCCTCATGGTTACGGACAAATCGATCTTCCAGCTTTTCGGGGGCATTCGGCCAATGGCCCGCGCTCTCGGAGAGGCGTCATCTAGTGTCGCAACATGGAAGCGCGTCGGCCGCATCCCGGCCGAAAAACAGCCCCATGTGCTGGCGGTAGGTTTCAAGCTGAGCCTGCCAATCACCGCCGAACATGTCGTGTTCCCCCTTGGCCGCCCGCACGCCGCCTACGCCGTTCTACCCCCGATGCCCGCGCCCGTCTTTTGCGAACAGCATACCGCTTCGCAATGCGCCGCGGCCGATCAGTCGAAGATCTAGATTTTCAGGAAGATGATCGGGCGGGTTACGCCACCCGCCCGATCGGACCGCCCTTGTACGGAGCAAGAACGGAATGAAGACGATCATCAAACTGCCGCCCCGTCGCAACCCGGCACCTGTGGAGCGCCCCAAAACCGCGATGGAGCGACTACGCGGCGCCTATAGCTTAAGCCAGTATCTCATTTTCGTTGTCGGCGCTTACGGCGTCCTGCTGGCGATGACCGCCATGGGCCGGGCAGGCGCATGATTGACATACGCACCCCGATGCAGAGCACCGCCATTGTTCAGTTCGATGGCATGTCCATGCCGCTCGACACCTTCATCGACTGCTATCGCCTGATCCGCGTGAACTCCTTCGCGCTGCCATCCATGGCCAGCAACACGCGGCTGGTGACGGTCGATCGCTGCGGCACGGTGATCGAGGATTGTCGAGCCAATCAGGTGGATTGGCACGCCTGCATCGCTTTCCGCCCTGTCGATGGCCAGCAGGAGCATGAGCCTTGCTTCGACTGTGGCACGTCGCCGGATGACCAGCAATTCTGCGAAAGCTGTATGGACGATATGGAGTATGGCTGGTGACGAAAGTCCGCGCGCCCCTCTCCTTCTCCCTCGCCATCACCACGGCAATCGGCCTGATCGGGTGGGACGCTGCCGGCCGCATCACGCGTCGCGCCAACCGCACCCTGCGCCACTGGAGCGAGAGCGACAAAAAGGGCACGCCGACGCTTGATCAGGCCATCGCCCTCGATCGCGCCTTCATTGAGGCCGGCGGCGGCTTTGCCCCGATCCTCGAAAGCTACGCACGGCAACTTGATGTTGCCCTGGCGCCATCCATGGCCTGCCATGCCGCGCTGGGCGACGACATCGCCGCCGTATCCCGCGAAACCGCTGACGCCATCGGCGCCAGCATTCACATCATTCAGCCTGGCGCGTCTCCGACCGCCGTGCACCGCGCCATTGCCGAAACAGAGGAAGCCGGCGTCCGCCTGACGCGCCTTCTGGTCCGGCTCAGATCATTCCTGGCCGGCAATGGTGCCGGCGCGGATAATGCGGGGGTACGCACATGAGCGAGGGCCAGAGGCCAACAACAAAAGTCAGCAGGGAACAGCCCCGCATGGCAACGGTGGACTGCCCGGCCTGCGGGCAACGCGCCTTCGCGCGCAACATTGGCAAGAAGAGCCTTCTCTACCGGGAGGTCTATTATCACTGCCTTGATCTGCGCGATTGCGGGCATGAATTTGTCGTCGGCATTTCCGCGTTGCGCACCATCCGCGCCTCGCGCTGGCCAAAGCCGCTTGAAACGCTGCCCATGACCACCTGGCGCGCCGCCGCCAACGATCGGGCTGCCAATGATGATGATCCGCCCAGCGAGCCCAACACTGACAGCATGAGCAGCTAAACCTGCCAGGCCGCACGGCCTGCTCTCCGGACCAAATCTGACCCATCCGGCACCGCCCCCGCTGCCGGAAACGCCCTCTCTTTGCCCGAACGACAGGAGTTTCCCTCATGTACCCCGCTCATCTGATGCAGTCCGCCACAGATACCCCGGTCATCCAGCCATGGGATTATGTTGCCATGCGCCGCAATGCAGCGGGCCTCTCCATTGAACAATTGGCCAAGGCGCTGGGCGGCAAGATATATGAACGTCACCTGCGCGCGATCGAGACGCCCGGCCTGCGGTTTCGGGAAATCGCCCCCCTGGCCCGCGCCATGCCGTTCAGCGCCACCATCTATCGACAGTTGGCCGACCTTCCACCGCATCAGCATCCCCGCCTGTGCCAACGCTGCGGATGGGACGCCTACACCGACCAGCCTGACAGCGACGGCGACCTTACCGCCTGGTCGCGCCAGGACGATGCGCTTTGCACCCGCTGCGAGCAGGCCGGCCGCCAGTGACACGGGCTGTCAAACTGCTCCTCATCATCGCCACCATCCTCGTCATGCCCTTCATCATCGCCTGGGCACTGACCAACCAGAAGGGAAATTGAACATGAGCACCGGCAACGTCGCGGCGGACCAGCTCCGCCTCCTCATCGAGCGCATCGAGCGACTGGAGGAAGAAAAGAAAGGCATCAGCGACGACATCAAGGACGTCTATCTGGAAGGAAAGGCCACCGGATACGACCCCAAGATCATGCGCCAGATCATCGCCCTGCGGAAGATGCCGCCGCATGATCGGCAGGAAATGGAGGCGATTCTCCAGACCTACCTGTCCGCGCTCGGCATGGAATAGCCGGCCGGCCCGATCGGCCTCTCCTCTGCCCTGCATATGGAGAGGCCCTCTTTCCCGATGCCACTGATTGATCCCGCACAGTTCAAAAAAGGATGAACCATCCCATGGGTCAGCACCGTCCCCTTGATCCCGCTATCGCGCGTATCGTCGAAGCCCTCGCCGACCTCATGGTCGATCGCGACATCGCCCGCCTGCGCGCCATCCCGCGCGCGCCTGTCGCGCCGTGCACGGCCAACGCGAACTGATGCAGTCATGACCGCAACCAACCGCCATTCAGCCCGTATCACGCGCTGCCTCGCCATTCTTGAGGGAGCCGCTAATGCAGGCGATGTCTGCCCCAGCAATGGGACGCTGGCCGATATGCTTGGCTATGCCAGCGGCAACGGACCGTCCGGTCTGGTTAATCTGCTGGAAGTGGCTGGCTTCATCACGGTCGAGCGCAGCCATTCTGGCCGCGTCGTCACGATCGTAAAGACCGGCAAGAAGACGGCCGGCATTGCTATCCCGCGCCGTGCCACCGATTGGACGGTCGATCAGGACGCAATCATGATGGACGCGCTCGCGCTGGAAACCGGCTTCACCGCCATCGGCCGCATACTCGGCAAGAGCAAAAGCGCCTGCATCAGCCGCTTCCACAAGATCACCGCCCAGATGGGAGCGCAGGCAGTCTGATGGGCCGGGTGCTAATTGCCTGCGAACGCAGCGGCATCGTCCGTCGCGCCTTTGAAGCGCTGGGTCATGACGCATGGTCCTGCGATCTTGAGCCTGCCGATGATCGCAGCAATCGCCACATTCGTGGGGACGTACGCGACCATTTGAACGAAGGCTGGGATTTGCTGGCTGTCATGCACCCGCCTTGCACCGTGCTGTGCAACAGCGGATCAAAGCACCTTTACATCAGGGGCAGGAAAGAAAACGGTCGGCACGAACCACGCTGGGCCGAACTGGAAAGTGCCGCCGCCTTCTATCGCACTCTACGCGATGCCCGCCAGATTCCGTGCCGCGCGATCGAAAACCCTGTCATGCATGGCCATGCCATCCGCCTGACCCGTCGCGGACCAACGCAGTTCGTTCAGCCATATTTCTTCGGTGATCCATTCTTCAAAAACACCGGCCTCGAACTGATCGGCCTCCCTTATCTGAAGCCGACCAAAATGCTCACCCCGCCTCGTCCAGGTACGGATGAACATAAGGCCTGGAGCCGCGTGCATAGGCAATCTGGCTGGGGCGCATCTGCAAAGGATCGTGCGCGGGTACGTAGCAAAACATTCCCTGGCATTGCCCAGGCGATGGCGGCGCAATGGCATCAATGCTTGCCCGATCCCCAATATGAGATGTTTGAGGCTGCCGCATGAAGCGCTCCAAGATTGCGCTCTGCGCCTGTCCAACATGCCAGCAGATGGACCGCGTCTTTCCGCACGCGGGCCGCCAGATCGCGATGTTTGCTGCCCCGAAAACCGACACATCGCGCAGCCGCAACCCGAAGGGCGCCAACTAAAGATGCGCACGATCCTCTACGCCCGTTTTTCATCGGATCTTCAAAACCCCCTCTCTACCGCTGACCAGCTGGCGTCGTTGAAAGAGCGCGCCGATCGCGAAGGCTGGACGATCATCGACAGCTATTTCGATGAGGAAATAAGCGGGCGCGCAGGCATCAGCGAAATGCAGCGCCCCGGTCTCAACGGGATGCTCGCGCGCGTCGAGCGGGGTGACGTCGATCAGGTTCTAGCCGAAGCTACTGATCGTGTGGCGCGTCACATAGGCGATGCCCATGCGGTTCGAGAACATCTGGAGCATTTCGGCGCTCGCCTGTTCACACTTGCCGATGGCCATGTCGATGAAATCACCGGCACTATCAAAGGACTGATGGACGCGCGTTTCCTCAAGGACTTGGCCGATCGCGTGCGCCGTGGCCAGCGCGGCCAACATAGCCGCGGCTTCAATGCCGGCGGCCGATCCTACGGCTACCGTGTCATCAAGCCCATCGACGCTGATGGTGAAATCGTGCGCGGTATCCTCGAAATTAACGAGGATGAGGCCGCTATCATTCGGCGCATCTTTGAAGAATCCATCGCCGGTGTCCCGGCCAGGGCGATCGTCAAAGCGTTAAATGATGAGGGCATACCCGCGCCCAGGGGCAAGCGATGGAATGTCAGCGTCATCCACGGCGGCCGCGCGCGCGCGAACGGCATTCTGCGCAACCAGCTCTATCGCGGAATCAAAATCTACGGCCGGTTCAGCAAGACATTTCACCCCAAAACCCGGCGCCGCGTATTGCGCCCCAATCCAATCAACGAATGGCGCTTCGTCGAGGTGCCGCACCTGCGCATCGTCACAGACGAACAATGGGCGCAGATCGAGACGCGCTATGCGGCATTCGATGGCAATATCCGTAAACAGAAGCGGCATCCCAAGCGCCTGCTATCGACCTTGGGCCGATGTGGCGAATGCGGAGGTGTGTGGACCGTCATCGGCCGGGAACGGTGGGGCTGCTCTACCTACAAAGCACAAGGCGACTGCACCAACAGCCGCTCGATATCGACGCCGCTCTATGAGGATGGCGTGTTGGGCCAGCTAAAGGCCGTGCTCCTGAATTCCGACGCCATTTCCTTGTTCGTTGAGCGATACAATGCCGGCATCCGTGCCCGCCAGTCCGAAGCCAAAATGAATCGTGCCCCGCTAGAGCGCAAGGCATCGGACCTTCGCGCCCGCGTTACCCGCCTGGTCGACGCGATCGCGGACGGCGCCGGCGAATTTCAGGAATTCAAGGACCGCCTTCACACAGCCAGAAAGGAACTGCGCGATGTCGAAAGTCAGCTGGCCCATCTGGCGGCCGACACACCAATCGAACTGTCGAAGGATGTCGCTGAGCGATATCGCGCCTACGTCATCGAACTGGACACCGCCTTAGCGGCCGAAGGCATGGCTCGCGAACGCGCAGCCGGCGCGATCCGCGCCCTCATTGAAACGATAACCTTGATCCCCAAAACCCAGGGGCGGGGTGTCGACATCCAAGTCACTGGCCGCATGGCCGAAATCATCAACCTCGCGAAGTGACCTGAGCATATATCTTTACGTCAGCGTCACTCCGGGGTCGCCATTTTTCTATCGGTTGTCAGTAAGACTGCTCCTTTACTTCATTTTCGCGATCCTCTGACGATCGAAAACGGCCAATTTCCGTCACTTTCGCTTTTTCGGGATTCACGAAGGCACCGTTTTGCGACCTCCGATGCGTACGCAATGAGATCCGACGATGGGCACAGAATGAAGCTCCGCGACCTCCCGTGGGCGCCGCTCCTCCGCCTTAAATTTAGAAATAGGCCTTCAACGGCTCGACGCCCGCATCATGGGCCCTAGCGTCAATCCGAGCCAGCATTTCGCGTTTTGCGGGGTCCGACTGCTCCCGTCGTTACGCATGGCATCGGTACGCTCAGGCGTATCGATGATGAGCTTCAGCGAATGGGCCACCGTGTTCGGCGACGCCAAAATGACCACGGCGCTCCTCGATCGGCTTACCCATCACTGCCACATCCTGGAGACCGGCAACGATAGCTTCCGCTTCAAGAACAGCTCTACCAAGCAGGCCAGAACCCAAAGGAGAAAACCACGGGTTGCCCCACCCGTGACACCCGAAACATAATCCGCAGACGGCTCACTTCTCGATGGAAATCAAAAAGATATGTTCAGACTGTTGTCGATGAACCCGCCGCCATGACGGCGCTCGTCATTGCCAAAAGCCCCGACACCTTCGCCGATGGCAACCATAAGGCGACGATTTTCGGCAACTATGCCTATGGCAACGCCATTCAGGGGCTGAGCCTCGTATTCGATCGCACGGCGGCACGCTGGGTTATGCCGAATATGAGAATGACGGTGCCACAGAACAGCTGACCTTAGCCGCACCCGGCCAGAACAACAGCGACTGGGCCGCTCTAGCCTTTGTCATTGATCCTGGCACCGTGCTGCGGCTGTATAATCTCACGTTGCCCAATGTCGATGCAGCCCTTGCAACGGCGCTCCCGCGCCGAGTTGCGCCGCGCTCACTACGCGTCGGAGCGGTCCCGGTGGGCTATGCGGGATTGGCGGACATCGCCTTCATCGCAATTGTTCCGGCGGCACTTAGGTTGCGTTGACAAAAGGGATTCCCAACCCGGTGAAGTTCTGATTCAAACCTTCCTTTTGGAAGGGCAGGCATGGATCGCGGCGACCTGAGCGACGCAGAATGGGATTTGATCGGGCCGCTGCTCCCACCCGAGCGTGGCAGGCATGCTCGACCGGCCCGAGATAACCGGCGCTATCTCAATGGAATGCTGCACGTCCTGCAGGTTGGCTGCCCCTGGCGCGACATGCATGAGCGCTATGGGAAATGGAACTCGGTCTACGTCCGGTTCCGGCG